ATATGGCGATGCTGAACCAGATCCTCAACGTGCAGATGGCGATGACGGATCGCCTGGCGCAGGGTGGGTTCTCCGCTCAGGCGCTGGAGATGGTGCCCAAGATCAATATGACGGCGATCAAGCTTGCCGAGAGCGCCGGCATCAAGAACCCTGATCAGTTCTATCTCGACATCAAGCCTGAGATGCTGGCGCAAATGCAGCAGGAGGCTGCAAACCGGCCTGATCCGGAGATGCAGAAAGAGCAGGTCAAGGCTCAGACGCAACTTCAGCTTGGCCAGCAACAGGCGCAATTGGATGCGCAGGCCGATCAGCGGAAGGCGCAGATCGAAGCCGTGCAGATGCAGGCTGATATCGAGGCGCAGAACAAGAAGACCGAAGCTGAGATGCTTCAGGCGCAGCAGAAATTCCAGATGGACAAGGAGCTGGCCATCCTGGAGTTCCAGTTGCAGCGCGAGTTGAAAATGGCCGAACTCGAGATGAAGCGGCAGATGCACGAACAGCAGATGGCGCAGCAGGCCGAACAGCACCGCCAGCAGATGGAAGCGGGCGTGTTCAAGACGATGCAGAGCCAAGAGGCTCATCAGCAGAAGATGGAGCAGGCCAAGGCTACGCCTGCAAACGGAGACTAGGCATGTCGGCAGTCGTTTGCTTTGTGAAGCCGGTTACGGCGGGTGGCGGTTCTACTGCGGCCGGCGCCATCCGCAAGAAGGAAGTGTTGACCGTTCCGAGCACGTCCACGATCACGGCGAACGCGGGCGAGTACGCGATCGTGCTCAACACGGAGGCGACGGCTATTCTGGTGGCCTACGGTGGCACACCAGACGCCCAGGCAACCACGGAGACGAGCGCAACGACCGCGGGCCTTGGTGTTCCCTCGGGGCTGGAAAGCGCGCTCCTTGGGCCTCTGGCGCAGGGCGCAAAGGTGGATGTGAAGACGGTCGCGTGACCTCGCATCTCGCCAAGGAGGCCGAAAGGCTCAAGAACGACGATACCTTCAACAAGGCACTGGCCGATATCCGCTCTGACGCGCTCAACGCGCTCGCGACGGCCGATGCCGACAACTACACAGCGATCGTGCGCCTGCAACAGCGGGTCGCAGTGATCGACGAAATCCGCAACTGTCTCGACCGCTACATCTTGGCGGCAGACGTGCAGGAAGACGCCGGCTCGTTCGCGTAACGACTCCCGGCACAACACATAGGAAAGCTGATGTCTGACACCAACCCGGCCCCGGCCGCTGGTAATGACGAGCCGTTGTCTTTTGACGATGGCGTTGACGCACTGACTGATGTTCTCGCGGACCCGGAAACGGACCTCCAGGCAGAAGATCAGGGTCAAAAGGACGAAGCCGAGGAAGCGGAACCCGAAGCCGAAGAGGCCACGGAAGAGGCAACCGAGGAAGCGTCCAACGAGGAAGCCGCCGAAGAGAATAACGACGGACCCGGTTACGAGCAGGGCAAGTTTGCGGCCGATACCGCAAATGTGCGCCTGAAAGACGGCACCGTGATCTCCGTTCAGGATCTCAAGCGCGGATATCTCGCTCAAGCTTCGTTCACCCGCGGCACTCAGGAACTCGCAGAAGAGCGCAAGTCGCTCGCGACCCAGAAGACCGAGGTTGAACAACATGCCCGCACCTTGCAGGAGCAGCGGGATTTCATCCTTCAAGTCGCTCAGAAGTTCTTGCCGCAGCCGCCGGATCATTCGTTGCTGGACCAAACGTCCGCCAACTACGATCCGCTCCGGTATATGTCGCTCAAGGACGACTATGAGCGGAAGGTCGGAGAGCTGACGAAATTGCAGCAGGACGCCCAGGCCACTCAGGCCAGGACGACCGAAGAGCAAAAGCGTCAGCAGAAGGAGCTACGCGATCGAGAGGCCAAGCTTCTCCTCGACGCCATGCCCGAGCTGAAAAAGCCGGAGGTGTACGGGAAGTTCTGGACCGAAGCTGTCGATACGATGAGCGAGTATGGCTTCTCTGCGGAGGAGTTGGACGGCGCGATCGATCATCGGCTGTATCGCGTGTATCGCGACCTTGCGGCATACCGCAGGGCACGCAAAGCCCTTCCGGCCGTCAAACAAGCCGTGCAGTCCAAGCCCGTTTTGACGGGCAAGAAGCGCATGGACCCGAAGGCGAAATCCTCCCGCGAAGCTCAGGTCAGGAGCGAGCAACTGCGCAAGACCGGCTCATTCGAGGCCGGCGTTGGCGCGCTCATGGACCTTGATCTTTAACGAATAGGAGGAGCCAAGATGGCTCAGGTTAGCAATACCTACGAGACCTACGACGTCGGCGCTGCCGGCGGCAACCGCGAAGAACTCGCGGACAAGATCTATCAGATCACCCCGGAAGAGACCCCGTTCCTGTCGCTGATCGGCCGCAAGCCGGTTGCGTCCACGCATCCCGAATGGCTGCTGGACTCGCTGGCGTCGCCCGACACGGCGAACAACCAGCCGGAAGGCAACGACTGGAACTTCGACGCCATCACGCCGCCCACGCGCGTCGGCAACTACACCCAGATCTCCGACAAGAAGATCATCGTCTCGCGCACCCAGGACAAGACCTCGAAGGCCGGCCGCAAGTCCGATTTGGCGTACAACGTCGCCAAGAAGGGCGTTGAGCTGCGCATCGATATGGAGTCGATTGTTCTGGGCAACCAGGCCTCGACTGCCGGCTCGGGCAACGGTGCGACCAACCGCAAGCTTGGCGCCTTCCGCGCTTGGCTGGCATCGAACGACGCGATGGGCTCGGGCGGTTCGTCTGGTGGCTTCAACACCTCGACCAGCGTTGTTGACGCAGCGACCAACGGCACCCAGCGCGCCTTCACCAAGGCGATCTTGGACTCGGTGATCCTGTCCACCTACAACGCGGGCGGCTCTCCGAAGACCCTCATGCTGGCGCCCTATGCCAAGACCGTGTTCTCGACCTTCATGTCGGACTCGAACGTTGCGCCGCAGCGTTATGAGACCCCGAGCAAGGGCCAGACCACGATCGTCGCCGCGGCGGATATGTATCTGTCCGACTTCGGCCCGGTCTCGGTTGTCCCGAACCGGCAGATGGCGCGTGCTGGCGCTGGCGTTGCCCGCAACGCCTTCCTGATCGACCCGCGCATGGTGTCGCTCGGCGTGTTTGACGACATCCAGCTCGAGAAGCCGGCCAAGACTGGCGACGCTGAAAAGCGCGTGCTCGTCACCGAATACACCCTCCTGGTCAACAACGAAGCTGCCCACGGCGTCGCCGCGGACATCTTTGGCCTGACCTCGGCTTCCTAAGGAGACGCGAATATGGCTTATCCCTTCGCACCTATCAGCATCACGGCGAATGCCACGCTTGACCGCGATGTCCATGCCAACGGCCCGATCATCCTGTTTGCCGTCGCCGCTGGCGCAACCTTGACTTTGCCGGCTTCGGCCGGCACGGGCGACCGCTACCGCTTTCATGTCCATACGACCGTTACGTCGAACAGCGCCAAGATCCAGGTGGCCAACTCGACCGACGTGATGCAGGGCATGATCCTGACCTGCCAGGACTCCGGCGATAGCATGGTCGGCTGGGAGACGGCGTCCACCTCGGATACCATCACCCTGAACGGCACCACGACCGGCGGCGTCAAGGGCGACTACATCGAGCTTGAGGACGTTGCGACCGGCTTCTGGCGCGTTACTGGCACGACCTCTGCCACGGGCACCGAGGCGACGCCGTTCTCGGCTGCGGTCTAATAGACCTGACACAAGCAACAGGGCGGCCTCCGGGCCGCTCTTCCTTTTTGGAGTGACAGATGCCCAAAGGCGTCTACGAGCGCAAACCCAAGGAACCGGACATGAGCCCTCCTGAGGCCAAGACTGAGACGAAGATGTTTCCCGTTGTTCTGAAGAAGAACTACGTGCCGCGCGGCGCCTATGAAATCGTCGGCTACCTCAAGGAGGCCGTCGAACGAAAGAACGCGATCGGAAAGATCGAGATCATCGAGCCCGAGAAGTTTATCGACGGCGAGATGAAGCCTCACGCGACGCCAGGCGTTGGTTATGGCGCGATCGAGAAGGACGGCAAGGTCCTGGTTAACGCCAAGATCTGGGCCGGCACCACCATTCTGCTTCCGATCGATGAGGCGAAGGTTCTGGTCTCCAAGAAGATCGCCGAACGGGCCGATGACATCGCTGCCTGATCCGTCTCGCATCCCGGATCACCTCTGGGAGTTCGAGAAGTTTTCGGAAGACGGTCTTCGTCGGCACTACGTCTACTGGATTGATCGCGAGAAGGGTCTAGGTTTTCGCAAGACAGAGAACCTTGTGGAAGAGCAGCTTCTGGCAGCCAATCGCGAGAGCCTGAACGACTCTTACGGAAAGCGGTTCCGGGACGACGCGATCGGAACCAAGATGGCGAGCGTCCCGCTCAACATCTTCTATCGCGATTTCGCTTCTCGCCTGAAAGACGGCGATACCGACTTCGTCAAGTGGTGGCTCAACAACGAGCAGAACCGCCCATATCGAACCTTCCGGGGCCAGGTCTAAATGGCGACGATCACTGATTACGACAGCTTGGTCTCTGCTGCGACCGAGTATCTTGCGCGTGATCAGGATACGACGCTGATTGCCCGCATTCCTACGTTCATTCAGCTTTTCGAAGCCAAGATCAACCGGGTGCTGCTCCATCCGAAGATGGAAGTGCGATCGACCACGGCGGTTGACACGGGAAATAGTGAGCCGGAGTTCATCACGCTCCCGAGCGACTTCCAGACCATGCGGCGCATTCGATTGAGCGGCGTCACTGGCAAGCCCCGCCTTCAGTTCATGTCTCAGACGCAACTTGAGGACTACCGCTACAGCATCGAGAACGTGACGGATCAGCCGGTCTACTTCTCGATCGTCGGCGATGAGCTCGAACTGGCCCCGACGCCGAATGAGGATTACACGCTTGAGATGGTTTACCGGGCCAATATCCCGGCTTTGACCTCAAGCAACACCACCAACTGGCTGCTGACGTTGGCCCCCGACCTCTACCTCTACGGAACGCTCCTGGAGAGCGCGCCGTACCTCAAGGAGGACGAGCGCATTGCGGTTTGGGCGGCGGGCGTTCAGACCACGATTGATCAGCTCAACACGCATGGTGATCGGCAGACCTCCAACTCCGGCCCAACCTCCATTTCGCTACCGGGTGTTGTCGTATGACGCCTTGGACGCCTGTTGCCGAGCAAACAGAGACCTGGACCGAGCAGGCCCAGGCTGTGCGCGTCTTTGATCCTCACGTCTTCGACCGAGCTCCGATCTTCGATACCGGCGCGTCTACAGCCGGGATTTGGGACGCCGTGGCCGAACAGCAAGAGACCTGGTCGTGACCTTTACCATCAAGCATGCATCGCTGACGGGCGCCGCGGCCAACCCTGACGTGCTGGTGGATGGACCGAAGTGGGATGCTGATCACACCATCACGGGAACGGTTGACGCTACGCAGATGCCGGCGTTGACTGGCGATGTCACCATGACGGCGGGCACGACTGCAACCACGCTCGCCTCCGGTAGCGCGAGCGTCCTGAACAGCGGCACGCTTCCTGCCGGCCGCATGCCGGCATTGACGGGAGACGTTACGACCAGCGCGGGCGCTGTTGCGACGACGATTGCGGCCAATGCCGTGACCAACGCCAAGGCCGCCCAGATGGCGGCTAACACCATCAAGGGCAACAATACGGGCGGCACGGCGAACGCCTCCGACCTGACGGTCGCGCAAGTCGCAGCGATGCTCTCTGCGCCACAGGTGACAGTCTACACGTCGGGCAGCGGCACCTACACCACGCCCTCGAATGCTAAATATCTGATAGTCGAGCTGGTTGGGGCTGGCGGCGGCGGCTCTGGCTCCGGCACCACTCCCGGCAATGGTGGCGCTGGCGGCAATACCACGTTTGGCTCCGCGTTTCTTGCCGCGAACGGAGGCGCTGCCGGGACCAACGTGTCGGGCGGCTCTGGCGGTTCAGCAAGTGGCGGAGATCTGAATCTAACTGGCCGCGCTGGGGGCAATCCCAGTGGCGCGACAAGCGAGTCTGGCGGCATGGGCGGCGACCCGCCGATGTACGGCGCGGGTGGCGCGCTCTCGGGGGTATCTAACAATGGCCTTGCCGGCGCAGGCGCGGGTGGGGGCGGCTCCGGCGGTGGTGACGGCGCCACCC